TATGACCGCCTTTTCGGGGGAACGAATGAGGAACATAAACTCTACCATATTTAAGCAGAACCTTATTTACTTGATGCAGCTTGTAGGTATTAACAATCCTGGAGATGTTAAGTTAGCAATTTTAGAGGATTGGATAAGAACCGAGTATGGTAACTTTACAATAAACGAGATTAAAGTAGCGTTTAAGCAAATGGTAGCTAATGACTTTATAGACCACTACCAGAACTTTAGTCCTGCATACTTTAGTCAGGTTATGGATAGGTACAAGAAAAAAGCAAATGAAGTAAGAAAAATGATGCCACAAGAACGAGTTGAAGCAATACCACACTTAACCGATTTAGAGATAATTGATTACTCTTACCAAGAATATAAGGTTCTGGAAAATAGAACATTTGATAGGTTGTTTAACCCATTATCCGTATTTACAAAGCTTAATAGCACGGGCATCAAGGTATGGACAAAAGAAGATGGCGCACTTGCTAAAAAGAAACTTATGGAGATTATTACTTACAAGGCTAATAAAATGGACATCATAAGCGCAAAGCAGTACCGGGACGAATGGACTGAACAATGGTTAAAGAACCAGGCTCGAGCAGTTGCAGTAGCTTTATTTTTTGAGGATCAAATAAAAATTGGCAAAGTTTCGTTTTCTTAATATAGTTTTGTAATATGACCGCAAACGAATTAACCAAACAAGCAATCCAAACCCTAAATAAAAATGGGTGCTTTGTATGGCGCAATAATAACTTAGCGGTTCGAGGGCGCACCTTCATAGGTCTTAAAGGAGTTCCAGATGTAGTAGGCTTTCATACTCAAAGCGGTGTAGCGGTTTATTGCGAAACCAAAGCCATAGGAGATAAACTTAGCAGTTATCAAATAGCGTTCTTAAACTTAGCAAAGACGGCAAATTGTTTCTGCTACATAGCAACCGAAGATAACGGCAAACTAACCTTAAAGGAGTATGAACAAGAATAGCATCATATTAGAACTTTGGGAAAGCCGAGAACTTAAGGAAGCAATAGACAAAATGCAGCCTGAAGATTTACGAGACGATTTAAGAAGCGAACTATTTAAGGTGCTATGTGAAATGGAAGAAGAGCGTTTAATTGATATGCGTACACGCAACGTATTAAAGTTCTATTTGGTTAGAACAATGATTAATATGATGCAAAGTAACACGAGCCAATTTTATAGGACATACCGCAAACCATTAGAAGTAGAATTAATAGTTCACGATAGGGACGAAGATTTATTAAACAAAGTAGAAGACGAGTTGTCAAAGATGCACTGGTACAAAGCGGAACTTTTAAGAGTGTACGCTATCAAGCATAATTGCAACGCTAAAGAACTAAGCAGGGTAACAGGAATACCTTATATGTCAATACATAGGGAACTTAAATTAACTAAACGAGAACTTAAAAAACAATTACGAAAATGATAATTATAGCAGCGATATGCTTTGCAATATTCTTTGTAGAGATACACCAATTTCATAGGAAGTGGTATTTAGATTTTAAGCCATTCAGTTGCACAAGTTGTTTAGCAGCTTGGACAGGTTTAGTTTTATATTTACTACCTGCAATATGTACTGACATCATAGCGTTTGTATTTATTCCCGGAGTGTTAGCCCCTTTACTTTCAAAACTAATGTGGAACTTATGGAAATAGAACACCGCAAATTTTTAGATCAACACGTTGGTAATTGGCACACAGTTCAAAATGGGTATGTGCGTAATATAGATTTAGACATCTTAAAAATGTATGAGCATATATACCGCAAGTATATGAGTCCAGATTTTATCTTAACAGTATGGTGCGGTAATTGTATATTTGATATGATTAAACGTCTTTACACTTGGTACGAAGAGCAACCTAAACCAAAGAAACGTAATGCAAAGAGTAATTAATTTTAGCGGTGGCAAAACTTCTGCTTATATGACTATCCAAGAATATAAGCCAGGAGATATAGTATTGTTCTGCGATACTATGAGAGAACACCCTAAAACCTATAAATTTATTAATGACTTTGAAGCATTTGAAAATATACCTGTAAAAAGAATAAGTTATGAAGGTGGCTTTACCGGAATGTTAAAAAAGCATAAAGCATTACCTAATCAGTTTAAAAGGTTCTGCACAATAGAACTAAAGATTAAAACGGCTAAAAGATATTTGAGAAGCATAGGGGTTAGAGAATTTGAAAACCTGGTAGGCTTTAGATATGACGAACCAATGCGAGTTAGCAGACGCACTCAAAGATTTAAGAAGGTTCACGATAAGTTCCCTTTGTTTGAAAGCAAGATTACTAAACAAATGGTAAATGAGTATTGGAGCAAAAAGCCTTACACTTTGGAAATACCTTCTATATTAGGGAACTGTACTTTGTGTTTTATGAAAGGCAAAAACGCTATCTTAGCAATATTAAGGGAGTTCCCAGAACTTGCAGACGAATGGATCAATGACGAAAAGAATAGCAAATACACTTACTTTAATGGCGTAACAATAGAAACACTTAAAAGTATATCACAGAATAATTTGTTTAAGGAATTTGATTTAGATAACATTAACCCTGCGTATGACTGCGCTTGTACTACTTAACTATGGCAAACTTTATTCACCCCACCGCTATCATTAGCGATAACGTAATTATCGGAGACGGAAACTACATTGGTGCTTATTGTATTATCGGAGACAAAGCAGAGCATAAAAAGTTCTGGAATAAAGAAAAAGGAAAAGTATACATAGGCGATAACAATGTTATTACAGGACTTGTAACAATAGACGCAGGAACTGAGATTGATACTTTTATTGGCAATAATTGTTTTATAATGAAACACGCACACATAGGACACGATTGCACAATCTTAGATAATGTAACAATAAGTTGTGGAGCAAAAATAGGTGGGCATTCTATTGTAGATAATGGTGCTAATATAGGACTTAACGCAGTTCTGCATCAATTTGCAAACGTAGGAGAAAATTGTATGATAGGAGCAAGTGCCTTCTTAAAAGGAGATGCAAAACCAAATACTAAATATGCAGGAGTACCGGCAAGGGAAATCGGCTCAAACATAAGATAATGAATGTAGCAATTTTATTACTTGCACAAAACAGACACGATTTAACTCAGCGTGTAATTAACCAAAACTTTTTTAACTCTGGTTATAATGCGGACTGCTTTTTAATAGACAATGGCAGCGACACGCACGAAACGTTTAACTACCCGTTTGCCGGTTATGACTTATCAAAAGAAAAGCGAGGCATAGCAGCCGGGGTTAATGCAGGGTTACGCATAACCCAAAACTATGATGCGGTTTGTTTGTTAGCTAATGACATTTTATTACCAAAAGATTGGTTGGCTAAATTTGTTCTATTTGCACAACGAATAGAAAAAACAGGCATAATAGGAATACATTGTGTAGAAGATTTGCCCCCAATAGTAGACGGGGTACATAAAACGCATACACCATTTGGCGATAACTTTATTACCCGTGAACTTATAGATGCAGTTGGCGGTTACAATACTGAGTATGACCCATACGGAATGCAAGACAGAGATTACGGAGAACGTGCAACAATATCAGGCTTTACTAATTACTACCTTCCGGATATGAGGTCAGAACACATAGGACACGATGTCGGTAATGGAACAGATTACAGACGAATGAAAGACGAAAGCTTGGCACGGGCGCAAAGCGTGTGGGAAAAATACCAAGACATATACCACAACCAAAAGAATATAAGATGCGAATACTTTGTATAACTTCTGCCAACTCAGGTGTAGGACTGCATAGAATTATGATGCCGATAGTACACTTAGAAAAAGAGTACGCACTTATAACAGATGTACTTAATGACGAGTTATTAGAGCAAGGTTGGGATATTGTATTAATGAATAGAATGCTTAATGAGATAGATGCCAAGCAAATGGACACCTGGCGCACTAAGTACGGCTTTAAATTAGTAGTCGATAACGATGACCATTGGGAACTAAACGAAAGCCATTTATTGTATTTAAGATATAAGCTTAACAATATACCTAAACTAATTACCGACTACTTAAAGATAGCAGACCTTTGCACCTGTACTCACGAAAGGTTAGCAGGAGAGATAAACATATACAATAACAACGTTCACATATTACCAAACGCTTTACCTTATGGGCAAGAGCAGTTCCAGGATAACAAGACCGAAGATTACAAGGTTAGATTGTTTTGGTCAGGTAGCGGAACGCACGAACGAGATTTAGAGATACTTAGGCAGCCGTTTAAAAGGCTACAAGGTATGAATATAAGAACTGTTATAGCAGGTTACAATGACGGGGAGAAACCTATATGGGATAAAATGATTGATGCTTTTACTTGCGGACTAAAGCTTAATCCCACGATCTATAACTATGCAAGGGTTACAGAATATATGGGTGCTTATACGGACTCAGACATTTCAGTTATCCCACTTGTAGATAACAAGTTCAACGCTATGAAGTCAAATCTAAAGGTATTAGAAACGGCTGCTAAAAAGAACCCTGCCATAGTTAGCCACGTTAACCCTTACTTAGATATGCCCGTACATTACGTTAAAAGCCAAAAGGATTGGTATAAACATATAAGAGATTTAGTAAGTGATGCGGATATGCGAAAGGAAAGCGGACAGAAGTTATTTGAGTTTTGCCAAAAGAAGTATAACTTTGACGAGATAAATTTAGACCGAAAGTATATTTATAGTAAACTATGCCAGTAACACAATGCAGTTCAGGAAAATGGAAAATCGGACAAGGCGGTTGCGTGTACGATACCGAGGAAAAAGCTATGAAGGTTTGGAAAGCTATTCTTGCAGGTGGTAAATTTGCTGAAAGCTATACCGACTATCCTGAGTCAGCAACTAACAATGCAAAGAGGGCAATAGAATGGGCTGAGAAAAATGGTTGGGGTTCGTGCGGAGAAGCAACTGGTAAGGCAAGAGCAAGACAGTTGGCAAATCGTGAGCCGATTAGTAGAGATACGATTGCTCGTATGGCTTCGTTTAAAAGACATCAACAACATAAAGATGTGCCTTATAGCGAAGGTTGTGGCGGTTTAATGTTTGATGCGTGGGGCGGTACGAGTGGGATTGAATGGGCAATTAATAAACTAAAGGAAATAGACGGAAAATAATTTGCATAGTTAAATTTTTTATTTATTAATCAACGGAAAATTTAATGGGGAAGCTATGCAAAGACACACTTTAAACTATTTGCAAGGAATGGGCTTTGATTCGTCAGATACCATTTTTTGCGAAGTGTGTGGTAAAGTGGCAGTAGATATAGCACACATAGTTGCAAGGTCAAAGTTTGGCAGTAAAAGAAAACAACTGCAAGACCATATAACTAATTTATGTGCTATGTGTAGAGAGTGCCATTACGATTATGACTTTAAGAATAGATGGACTAAAGAAGAAATATTTGAAATACATTTAAAGAATATACCAAATGGCAAAAGGTAACGAGAATAAGAACAAAATTTCATTCGGGAAAAGGAAGCGAGGTTCTGCAAAGAAGTCCTTTAACAAGCACACGCCCAGAGAAAAAGCATACAGAGGTCAAGGACGATGAGAAAACTAAATGCTATATGGCTTCTCCTTACGCACAAAGCTTACTTCGTTGCAGTATGTAAGACGGGTAAAAATGGAGACGATATGACTACCATAGGACACTACACCTATGCTATGGCAGAAACCCTAATTAACAAACATATAGCAGACGTAGACACTTACTTAGATCAAGAAGACGCAATAGACGAAGCAAACGATATAATTAACGGCATACTATGATACAAAACGTACCAATCAACACAGTAAAAGCAAACCCTAACAACCCCAGGATAATTAAAGACGATAAGTTTGCAAAGCTTGTTAAGTCAATTAACGAGTTCCCTCAGATGCTAAACCTTAGACCTATTGTTGTTAATGACGATATGGTTGTGCTTGGTGGCAATATGAGATTAAAGGCTTGTAAGGAAGCAGGACTAAAAGAGATACCTATTATTAAAGCAAGTGAATTAACCGAGCAGCAGCAAAAAGAATTTATAGTAAAAGACAACGTAGGTTATGGAGAGTGGGATTGGAATGACTTAGCAAATAATTGGGATGCAGAGCAGCTACAAGATTGGGGATTAGACATACCCGGCTTTGATGCGGAAGTTATAGAAGCAGAGGAAGATGATTTTGCAGTTCCAGACGGGGGCATTGAAACGGATATAGTATTAGGAGATTTATTTGAGATAGGCGAACACAGATTACTTTGTGGCGATAGTACGGATAGCGACCAAGTAGCAAAGCTAATGAACGGGCAGAAGGCTGATATGGTATTTACAGACCCACCTTATGGAATGAAATTAGATGCTGATTATAGTGGAATGAAAAGTGAAATATTTAAAGGCGGTATTGGTGGTAAAAAATATGATAATATTAAAGGAGACCACGATGACTTTAGCGAAGAATTAATTAATACAATATTTGCTTGTTTTAATGATTGCAAGGAAGTATTTATATGGGGTGCAGATTATTTTGCAGAGTTATTACCTAATAAAAATGATGGCAGTTGGGTAGTATGGGATAAGAGAGCAAATGGAAATGATGATATAAATGAAGATAAAAGTTCAGATAAAATGTATGGAAGTACATTTGAATTATGTTGGTCAAAGAATAAACATAAGAGAGATATAGCAAGAGTTAAATGGGCAGGTATTTTTGGTATGCCATCACAAGACACAAAAGGAAGAGTTCACCCAACGCAAAAGCCTATTGAGTTAGCTAATTGGTTCTTTAATAAATGGGGCAATAATAATGATCTAATTGCTGATTTATATTTAGGTGGTGGAACTACAATGGTCGCTGCACACCAATTAAAAAGGAAGTGCTACGGAATGGAACTTGACCCTAAATATTGCCAAGTGATTGTAGATCGAATGCGTAAACTTGACCCAACATTAGTTATTAAAAAGAACGGAGAACCAATTTAAAAACAGCGAAATTACAGCGATGCCTAATCCACAAAATATAGAGCCATACAAAATGCAGAAGGGGGAAACATTAAACCCAAACGGCAGACCTCGTAAGTATGTAAGCCTACTTAAAGAGCAAGGATATAAACTTGCTGAGATAAACGATACCATACAAGCTATGATGTCAATGGACTTAGAGGAACTTAAAACAGTATGGGATAACCCGAAGGCAACAATACTTGAAAAGACGATTGCAGCAGCTATGCGTAAAAGCTTAGAGAAGGGCAGCCTTTATAGTTTAGAAACATTACTTACCCGT